TAACTCTCCCCCATGTTTATAGTGGCGCCTTGACGGCCACACTTTTGAGCAATTCTTGCATGTTTCAAGGAACACACAATGCAGGATATGAGAGATTTATCTCTCTATATTTGCTCTCCCGCCCGAGGTTTTTACAATTTATTGTTTTAATTTCGGGCATTTGGACCTCGGTCCACCATCTTGGTCTCTGACCAATACCCCCCACGATGAAGAAGTCTGAGTGACTTACTATTAGGCGTGTGCCCTTAAGCACACACCCCTCTAGGCGGGCGCCCCCAAGCGTCCAGGATTTGACAACACTTCTAATCGGATAATCCACCACAAGCCCTTATAAGACTCGTGAGAGATCTTCGTTACATATGACTATTTTATGACTCACATGGGCACATTTTTATGTGACCCTCCTGAGCCCCAATCTAATGACCGTAGCAAGTGAAACTCATTGAGCTAAGTTCTTTGTGGACCCGATACCTTAGATGTCTACCGCTTCCATTTTTATGGGAGCATTCACCCTGGCTGTGCTATTCCTAGCAGCCTGCACAGAAATGTGCACCCTGGAGAATCTGGTTATTGAACCAGTTGAGATGTGTCTCAGTTACTTCACCACGACAGCGTGGTACCCCCTCTGTTTTCTCCTTCTTTTGGCCACTAAGTTGGTTATGCAATTCCGCAAGCTCATTTATGCGCTTCTTGTACTTGTACTCACTTGGTTACCCTCTTGCAATGCTTTAACCACATCCCTAGCCAATGACACACTTACTTCCTTGACACCTAGTGTTAATATTGGAATGAGTGTCCCGCAGATTGATTTTATCATATCAGCACTGATTGTAGCGCTTGTATTACTGTACTTAGTTTTTATCGGTGTGTTGCTATTCATAGCTCACACACTCGAGAGAAGCGAGGTCTCTACTATTCGCCATACACGACGCGTAGCCTACAGTGTAAGGCGTGCGTCCCGTCGCATGTTCCCCACCGGTAGCTCCAAGAAACGTAAGAGCAGATTTAGATCCTACAGGACTCAAGTGCAATCCGTTGCGTCGTTTTTCACCGAGCGTATGGAGGGGTCCCCAGAAGAGCGTACGGGCAGAGTGTTTTACGCTGTTTTGCGATTCTTTGGATCTATAAGTTATGCCTCCGAACATCCCAATCCCCGCCAGGGTTACACCTCAGCTTTGATGACCTTGTGTTCAGATTTGGGACTTTTACGTACTGTCCATAAAACGGTAGGATCCCTCTTGTCCAATCACTTTGGCACTACGGTGCAGTCTGGTGGTTTTACAGATACTGATACTTTCGCCAATATAGGCAAAGTGTTAAAATCTCTTAGGGAAGGAACCACTATGTCAGAGGATATTTGGTCTTCTCCTGGTATGATCAAAATCAAGCGGGTATTAATTATAGTACTCACTTTTTATGTGCATCAGGAAGATGGAACTGATAATGCCTTTATCAAGGACATGCTTAGCAGCAAACTTCTTTTTGAGCCAGTGCTCACTAACCGCTTCGATATGACCCTTGCATTGGGCGATTTGATGTTGCACGTTTGTGAAACTGGATACCAGTATGTTAAAACCGGTAGTCTCGATGTCATGTTCCACGGTGCCTCCAAATACCAGGACTTCTATGATGACATGCACTGGTTGAGCGACCGAGCTCCCTTCTTGCTCTCTCCCACAGCTAAAGGTTTCACAGAGTCTGAGTTCTTAGCCAAACTCAATTCTTGCGTGGAACGTGGGGAGTCCATCGTCAAGCGATGCCGTACTTTGAAATCCAGAGAGTTGCGGCCCTTGGAAAAAGTCTACGCTGATCTACTGCTTATGCAAAGTTCCGTATTGTCTCGCTCTTTTGCAAGACAAGAAAGAGAAATGCCTTTTGCCATGTTGATTAATGGGCCTTCCAGTATAGGGAAAACTTCTGTGTGTAATGCCTTACACCAATTGTGTGCCAATGTCATGAAAGAGGACAACTCCGCTGAATTCAAGTACGCTCGTAATCCCTTTAGCGAGTATTGGAGTGGTTTTCGTACCGAATGTTGGTGCATACAATTGGATGATGTGGCATTTATGCGACCTGGTAATACCCCTGATCCATCCGTTGTGGAATTTCTCCAATTGCTTAATTGTGTACCATATTGCCCAAATCAGGCTGCTCTGTCCGAAAAAGGCAGGACACCTATTCGAGCGAAGTTGGTTATCGGAAGCACAAACACCAAGGAATTAAATACCTATGCTTACTTCTGTGAGCCGTCCGCTGTTAACCGGCGCTTTCCCATAGTTATTACACCAAAACCCCGTGCTGCCTTCAAGGGCCCTACTGGTTTAGTGGTGCCCAAAGATCTAGATGCTGAAGCGTTTCCCGATTACTGGACCTTCACGTTGGAGACTGTGGCTGCTAGTCCTTCACCACGAGGACCACCAGTATACACCACAATTATGGATGACGCATCGATGCAGCAAATGCTGGAGTTTGTCATTCAGCAACACGATCAGTTTAGGGGCGTTCAGGATAAGATGAACTCTTGCCTTGAGGCCTACAAGACCGTGCAATACTGTGACACGTGTAATATGCCTCAGAAATTTTGCGTGTGTGCGGGTTCATCACTCGTGAATATGCCTCTTATTTCAGAGGTGCGTGTACAATCGCAGCCTGAGGACGTTGAACCACCCATGATTGACAATAGCGAAGAGGCTTGGGCCATTTGGTGGGAATCATGGTTCACTAGAGCCACCAGTTCTACGGCCATGGTTGCCTGGACGGGGTGGAAATCCATTACCCATGAAGCTGATGCTGCTTGGATCACGGTCACATGTATCTGGGTTATGATGATGTATATGCCCGTGTATGGATACGTACGGAAGAAGGTGACCATAGGCATCCTGGAGAGACATCTGCAGAAAACTGTGGGCTGGGTTTTCTATTGTTGGCCCGAGGCAAAGGGGCCCATAGCTCAATATCTCTACACCTATACAACATTTGAAGGAGATGAAAATTGGAGTTTCCAGTTTATTAGTCGTGAGAATTGGGGCAAGATGGGGCGTGCTAGAGAGAGTGCCCTGGGCCGAGGAGTTATCACCCTAGGTATTCTTGCAGCTATCTCCGGAACAGCGTATGCACTCTATAGATTCGCAAGAGAGGCAAGCAAAGAGCAGTCTTCCCCTTTTGAGGATGAACCTGTGTCTACACCTAAACCCTTTGTGAAGGAACGACCAGATCCTTGGAGGAAGGATAATGTACGTGTTGTTCCATTGCCTGCTACTGCTGCCACCAAGTGCAGTACCCCAATAGAGCTTATGGCTCGCATGAAGGGGAGTGTGCTGCACTTTGACTCGGTGAATGAAGCTACCAACAAGCGCATACCCGGTACCATGTTGGGCTTGGGAGGTTCATACTTTCTGGTTAATAATCATTGTGTGCCCGTGGGTACGACTGTCATTGCTGCTCGTCGTATGCCCGATAATGGTAAAATTGTTGGACCCAATTTTTCTCAGCAGTTCTCGGAGTCTATGGTTTCTCGCGACACCGAACGGGATCTTGCTATTTTGTGTCTGAAATCCGCGCAACCTTGCAAGAATGTACTTGATTATTTTCCGGCCAATGATTCTTTTAAGGGCAATTGCACTGCTTCACTGATGCTTAACCGCTCCGGGATAGTCAGTACTGTGACCTTCAAACATGTACGTAGGGCTCTTATGAATTGCACGCTTGGCAATCTGGATACTTACGTAGGGGCTCCTTCTTGCCCCACCATTACAGGAGATTGTGGATCTCCAATGGTAGCCAATTCTGCTGCTGGACCGATGATAGTGGGTATCCACTCATTGGAAGTGACTGGGGCTATGACAATCACTAAGTCTGCTGCTACTGCTGTTGATAGAGCGTGGCTAGACAAACACCTGGCCACTTTTGATTGTGTGGCACTAGTGCAAAGCGGCAGATTGAATTTGGAATCCACTACGGGCCAAAAGATCGGGATCACTAAGCTTCATCGCAAGAGTGTAATGAACTTCTTGGAATCTGGACAAGTTGATATCTATGGCAGTATGACTGGCGTACCCCGCATACGCTCAAAGAGCAAAGTGGGTAAAACTGTCATTCACGACGTTTTGCGAGCTGATTTAGGTTGGCTCACCAAGCTGTGCAAACCTGTTATGGATACCTATGAACCCTGGAGATTAGCAGCACTAGATTTGGTGAATCCTGTAGTGGGGCTTGATCCTAAACTTTTGGATGCTTGTGTGCATTCTTTTGTTCATGACATCATTTCTGGGCTTACCCCTGAGATGCTGGAAAGTCTCACACGCTACGACACATTTACTTCCCTCAATGGCACCCCTGGTGTCACTTACGTGAACGGGATTGAACGTGGAACTAGTGCTGGATTTCCTTGGGGGCATTCGAAAGCCCCATTACTACTGAACTTAGGTGAGATGCGTGGTTGTCAAAATGCTATCGATGTATTGCCCGAAGTACACGAGAGGATTAGGTGGTTTGAAGAGATGTACAAGATGGGTGAGCGTTGCTATCCCGTTTTCACAGCTTGTCTTAAGGATGAGCCAGTCTCTGAGAAGAAAGCCCAAATTGGGAAGACGCGTGTCTTCTGTGCAGCACCTTTTGACTGGTCTATCGTAGTGAGGAAATACTTTCTCAGCCTTGTACGTTTACAACAGAATAATACCTTACTCTTTGAAGCTGCGTCGGGCACGGTGGCCCAATCCCATGAGTGGGGTGATATTCGTAGGCACCTATGTAAGTTTGGCGAGAATAACATGATTGCTGGTGACTATAAAGCTTATGACAAGAGAATGCCTGCTATGATGGTCCTAGCGGCCTTTGACGTAATGTTGGGCATCTACAAAGTAGCAGGCGCCAGTGACGAAGACTTGTGCGTTATGCAGACTATTGCATATGACACTGCCTTTCCCACTGTAAACTTCAATGGAGATTTAGTTACCTTCCATGGTAGTAATCCCTCCGGACACTCACTTACGGTACAGGTGAATTCTTTTGCGAACTCGCTGTATATGCGCTATTGTTATGCCGCACTTGGTGGAGAACTTAGTGAATTTACAGATAATGTGGCTTTGATCACGTATGGCGATGACAATGCGATGGGTGTGAGTGATAGAGCACCTTTCTTCAATCACACAGCTATTGCCAACGAGTTAGACGATATTGATATCACATACACTATGGCTGACAAGGAGGCTATGAGTGTACCGTACATTCCTATTGATGAGGTAACTTTCCTCAAAAGATCGTGGGTGTACAGTGCTGAACTAGGTGACTATTCTTGCCCTTTAGATAAAGCTTCAATACACAAGATGCTTTTGTATCGTGTGGAAAGTAAGACTGAATCTGAGGAGCAGCAACTGACGAGTCAGATTAGATCCGCACATAATGAATTCTTCTTTCATGGGAGAGAGGAGTTTGATTACCATGATGCTTATCTCAGGAACTTGATTGTGGATAATGGCCTGAAGGCTTATTTGGAACCAGATCTTCCAACTTGGGATGAGTACGTAGAACGGTGGCTAAAGACGAGCCCCACGGGAGTTGTTGCTACTTCCGGTGAAAACCACTAGGCAACTTGTGTGTGTAGATACACTACTATGGGAAGAACGGATACACCTCCCACAGCTAGAAGGATACACACAAACTATAGGCAGAGTCCCCGTACTCAACTGCTATTTAGCGGACACTACCTAGGTGAATTTATTGTATCCCCACTCACGATGATTATTGAGCGTAAAATCGTGTTTTATGAATGCTTACTGAAAATACTGAAACTAAGGGCAACGTAGTGCCCAAAACTACAACTGACGAACAAGAAAATAATATTAATGAGGTCTCACAGATGACCTTTCATGACGAGGATAAAGGATATCGTATGGAAGTACTCGGTGAGTCCGACCCAACAACCAAACATGGTAACTCGAACATAGCGGACCTACGCACTTTTTTGGAGAAACCTGTACTACTCAAGACATTTAATTGGCTTGAGGGTTCACACCTCCAGGAATTTACTGATGTTTGGGGGGATTTAGCGACCCACCCATTGATCGCTAATAAGTTGAAGAACTATGGTGGCATGCGAGCCACCTTAAACATAAAGTTGAGTATGAGTTCTTCACCTTTTTATGCAGGATTGGCCATGGCCTGCTATAATGTCAACCCAGGTTCTAGCATCTCTTACCCTGTAGTGATTGCTAGTGACCAGCACTTAGTGCTGTTGTCACAAAGGCCACGTGTGCTGTTGTCCCCCCAAGACAACATGGGCGGTGAAATGAAGATCCCCTTCATATATCCGTACAATTACGTGTGTCTTAACAAATTCTATGACACCAATGCCCCCGGGCTGGTTGGTGGCGTGGGGACATTGACTGTGTCTTCTCCCACTATTCTCAAGAACTTCAATTCTGTGACTGCCGCACCAGTGACTATCTCGCTATATGCGTGGTTCACCGATGTGGAATTAACCATGAATTCTCTTAACTCCAACGTCCAAAGTTCTGCCCAGAAAATTGGATTTAAGAAAAAGGGTAAGAAGAAGACGCGGTCTCGTGTCATGGCTATGACACAACCTGATGAGTATGGTCAGGGGCCCGTGTCTGGTATAGCCTCCGCTGTGGCTTCCGCAGCTGGAGCGCTTTCCCACATTCCTATCATAGGCCCATACGCTAGGGCCACGCAGATGGGGGCAGGCCATTTAGCAGGATTAGCATCTTGGTTTGGGTATACCAATACTCCAGTCATTGCCGATCACTTGCCATACACGCCCAAACCGTTCCCTAATATGGCCTCAAGTGAGATTTCCCACCCCTCCGATCGTTTAGCACTCGATCCAAAGAATGAGCTCACTATTGACTCTAGAGTGTGTGGCCTCGATGGTAGTGACGAGCTTGCCATTGTAGGCTTAGTGGGTAGAGAATCGTACTTGGCTTCTTTTGAGTGGAGTGCAGCTAATGTGTCTGGTGACCTTTTGTGGTCTTCACTTGTTACACCTCAACTCTTCAGAGTTGATGGTTCTGCCATGTATTGCACACCAATGGCGTTTGTGGCGTACCTCTTTGCCGATTGGTGTGGTGATATCGAGTTTCGATTCGTGGTGCAGGCCACTAAGTTCCACATGGGCAGAATGAGAGTTGAATACGAACCTCTCACTTACACGAATACGCCGGATGCCCAAATTGTCAATGTGACTGAGGTCATAGACATTGCTGAGACCAAAGATTTTACTGTTGTAGTACCGTACTCACAACTTAGGCAATGGTCACGTGTCATTCCCCTCAAAATAGCCACGAAGGTGGAGGCTTTTGGAACTACGTTCCCCTCCCGCCCTACAGACAACTCCGCGAATGGCATGCTGACTTTGCGTGTCCAAAATCAACTTTCCGGCCCGTCTGCCGATAATGTTGTGAGTGTATCTGTATTCGTGAAGGGTGCTTCCAACCTCACGTTCAACAATCCAGTAGCTCCACCCAACACTGCGTATTTCACGCCCCAGTCAGGGGCTATGGAGTGCCGAGAAGAATGCGAGATGGAACCTTATTCCACTGATGTTAGATGGATTGACGAGGTGGATGATGTAACTCAGAGTAGTTTTGGTGTTTATATGGGGGAGACGCTATTGAGTTTGAGGCAATTGATGCACCGAGACACCTACTATACCACCTTTGGTATCAATAATAGCGCCGCAGATCACAAGAGACTCATGTTGCGAACACTTAGTAGCATCTACCCCAGAGTGCCTGGCTATGATTGGCCCAATTCACTACACAGAGATTTAGCTGAGGAGAGCTTTAACTATGTGGCTTATTCAGCCATGAGTTGGATGATGCCTTGCTATGGTGCCGTGAGAGGGTCTGTTAACTGGACAGTGAACCCCGTGGGGGACCTTGCATCCAGTGTGGTTATTCAAAGATCTGCTTCATACAGGGAAGTGGGTAAGGCGTTTCAACTTATCCAAGTTGCCAATACTGCCACATACTCGCGCTCCCTAGCAGCCCTTGAGATGTTGACGGACTTCTCAGACGATCCCACCGGCCAAAGTGGTATGATATTGACCAACCAGAGAACAGCTGCTGGTCTATCAGCGAACGTACCTTATTATAGTTCGTCTAGATACTCGTACCCTAATCCGAAGACCATCCAAAACAACATTCCCACACATGATGACCATGAAGGCGCACGCCAAAATGTGGATATTCGTGTTTGTTGGCATTTGGAGCATTCGGGAGCAGTTGCAAACGAATCTCAAGTTGATTTCTACGTCTCGGCAGGACATGACTTCAATCTTTGCAATTTTAAAAATGTGCCACCCATCTACTTGTATGCTGATACGCTTCCAGCGCCCAGTCTCAACTTGTAGAATACCCTAATGTTCGGGTACAATTGAACATTAACCCTCAGCATGGATGGGGGCCCTATAGGGGACTATTAAAAATCTAAACATAGATGAGTCCCTGGGGGACATTCTGTGATATTTTAGAGTATGGTTTTTCTAGAGAAAATTTTC